TCTAGGCTTGCTAAAGACGCAGCAGAGAAGCTACTCAAGAAGGATCAGGCAGAGATGTCTCAGCAGCAGGCACAACAACAGCAGCAAGATCCTGTAGTTCAGATGCAGCAACAAGAGCTTCAGCTAAAGGCGCAAGAGCTTCAGCATAAGATGCAACTAGACACGGCTAAACTTCAGCTTGAGGCTGAGAAGATTAAAGCCGCTAATCAAAGAGAGGGGGCCAAGTTGGGAGTTAAGTTGGCTACCGATCTTGATAACTCTCAGCGAGCAGATCAGCAAGCTGGGGCTAAACTTGGGGTAGAAATAGCAAGGGAGCTAAGTAAGGGGGATGGATGATACAGTTATTGCGCTAATTAAGCGTAGTATCTCCGATTATAAAGTTGAAATAGAACAGTTCTTGGCAAGCGGCCAAGCGCAAACTATGGATGCTTATAGTAGACTTGTCGGGAGATATGAGGCTTTAAAGTTACTTGAAGCCGATTTAAGTGAACTAGAGCAAAGATTTATTGCAGATTAAGTCTGTTTGTTCTATTTCGTAATTGGGGGCTTCGCGGGTGGTCCGCGCAAGGTTTCTGTGAACCTTAATCACTGCAAGGTATATAAAATGTATAAAGACGAAAAAGTAACTGAAGAAAAAGTAGCGACTCAGTTACCAGAACCTAAAGGCTACAAAGTTCTCATCAGCACAGTTGAAGTAAACGAGAAGACCGAAGGCGGGGTATATATGCCTGATCAATTGCGTCAGGCTGAAGAAACCGCGTCTATTATAGGGTTTGTTATGAAAACTGGGCCAGATGCGTATTCTGATAAAGACAGATTTCCAAACGGAGCCTACTGCAAAGAAGGTGACTTTGTAATATTTAGATCTTATTCAGGAACAAGGTTTAAAATTCACGGCAAAGAATTTAGGCTTATAAACGACGACACAGTTGAGGCGGTTGTCGAAGATCCACGGGGGTACACACGGGTATGAATAATTTGGCAGATAAAGCAGAGCTTACGGAACAAGATCTTGAAAACGAATCACCTGCAACACAAGATGTTGTGGATGAATCCTTTGAAATAGAGGTTTCTGATGAGGCTCCTGAAACAGAGGCAAAGCCCGCTAAGCCAGAAAAAGAAGCGGCGGATTCTTCTGATGCGGAGATAGAAGAGTATACCGCAGGTGTACAGAAGCGTATTGATAAGCTTACAAAGCAGTATCGTGACGAAGAGCGCGCCAGACAAGAAGCGTTACAACTCCAAGAGGAAGCCCTTCGATACGCGCAACAGGTTAAATCTGAGAATGAAAAGCTTAGAAAAACTATTGAGCAAGGCGAAGAAACGCTTATAGGGCAGGCTAAAGGGCGTATTGAGGCCCAGTTAGATAAAGCAAAAGTAGCTTACAAAGCCGCGTATGAGTCTGGAGACCCCGATGCTCTTATAGCAGCGCAAGAACAGCTAACCTCGCTAAAGGTAGAGGCGGATAGGGTTAATAACTATAGACCCGCCCCCCGACCTGCACCTCAACCCACGCCGCAGTATACACAGCCCACTGCGCAAGCTAATAGACCTGACGAGAAAGCTTTGGAGTGGGGTAAAAGAAACACTTGGTTTGAAAAAGATCCCGAGATGACCGGCTATGCTTATGGTGTACATCAGCGGCTTGTACAATCAGGGATTGATCCAAGAAGCGATTCTTACTATGATGAAATAGACAAGGCCATGAAAAAGGTCTTTCCAGATAAGTTTGACGGTGGGAAAATTGAGGACGAAGCACCCCAACGTCAGGCAGGCTCCGTGGTTGCCGCACCGTCGAGAACGACGAAGAAGCCACGCACAGTGCGATTAACCTCAACACAGGCCTCTCTCGCCAAGCGGCTTGGGCTTACTAATGAGCAATATGTGGCGCAGTTAATGAAGGATCAATCCAAATGAGTAACAGAACTTCACGCAGTAATAGCGACCGCGATGCGGTCAAGCGCAAAGTGTCATGGGAAAGACCTACTATGTTACCTACCCCCGAACCTCGTGATGGCATTAGCTATCGCTGGATTCGCACTTCTACTTTGGGGAATACGGATAACAAGAATGTTTCTTCCAGATTTCGTGAAGGATGGACACCTGTTCGTAAAGAGGAGCATCCGAACCTCCAAGTTATTTCTGATATCGACTCACGATTTCAGGATGGCATTGAGGTAGGTGGTTTATTGCTTTGTCAAAACGCCACTGAACAAGTTGAGGCTAGGGTTGAAAAGCAGTTGGAAATGGCACAAAGCCAGATGCAAGCTGTGGACAATTCTTATCTGAAACAATCAGATCCTCGTATGCCCGTTTTAAATCCAGAGCGGAGTACGAGAACTTCATTTGGCAAGTAACCTTTTGGGGAGCTTGTCGCAACTTAAACTCTAGGAGTATGAGAGAATGGCTACTACAGCAGCTCCCTACGGCTTAAAACCTGTGCGCCGCGCAGATGGAATGCCGTATGCTGGTGCGACCAATCAGTATCTCATTGACCCCGCTGGAGAAGCAACAAACCTATTCTACGGGCAAGTTGTTATCATTGGGGCCGATGGTTACATCGCACTCGCAACTGGTTCAGGTGCAGACCTGACATCTAACAGCATCTCAGGAACAACAGGCGTTGGCGCTATTGGCGTTTTCGTTGGTTGTGAGTATGTAAATTCTTCAGGCCAAACGGTCCAAGCACAGTATTATCCATCTGGAACTTCCAATGGTGATGCTATTAAAGCGTATGTTGTTGACGATCCAAATGTACTATTCCAAGCTCAGCTTGATGGTACAGGAGCGCAAACAATTATCGGTACAAACACATTCTTTGCAGCAGTGCAGTCTACCTCAACTGGTAACACCACGACAGGTAACTCTACATCTGCATTGGACGCTACGGTACAAACTGCCGCAGCGGCGTTCCGTGTTGTTTCACATGTGTCAGATCCTGCTGATGCGTTCCCAGATGTACTTGTAAAGTTCAATCCGGGCGCTCACCAGATGACCAATAACGTAGGCTTATAAGGAGGTTAAATTATGGCTATTTCACGCGCCCAGCTCCTTAAAGAGCTACTCCCCGGTCTGAATGCATTGTTTGGTTTGGAGTACGGCAAGTACGAAGACGAACATGCTGAGATCTATGAAACTGAAACTTCAGAGCGTAGCTTTGAAGAGGAAGTTAAATTGAGCGGATTTGGAGCCGCCCCTGTGAAAGCAGAAGGTGCTTCAATTTCTTATGATAACGCACAGGAATCATTCACTGCGCGTTACAACCATGAGACTGTTGCAATGGGCTTTTCTATCACAGAAGAGGCTATGGAAGACAATCTTTATGATTCGCTCTCTGCTCGTTATACTAAGGCTCTTGCCCGCGGTATGGCGTACACAAAGCAAACAAAGGCTGCTTCTTTGTTGAACACAGGCTTCACCACCTTTAACTCAGGTGATGGCGTTACTTTGTTTAGCACAGCGCACCCAACCGTTGAGGGCACTACTAATGCTAACCGCCCTTCAACTGATGCTGACTTGAATGAAACTTCGCTTGAGCAAGCTGTTATTGATATCGCTGCGTTCACTGATGAACGTGGCTTGTTGATTGCTGCTCGCCCTCGCAAGTTGATCATTCCACCAGCATTGATGTTTGTTGCAACTCGCTTGTTGGAAACAACTCTGCGTGTTGGTACAGCAGATAATGATATCAACGCACTTAACTCAAACGGGTCTATCCCAGAGGGTTATGCGGTGAACCACTATCTGACAGACAATGATGCCTTCTTCATCACAACTGATGTGCCTAACGGCATGAAGCACTTTGTCCGTACTGCTATGCAAACAGGCATGGATGGTGACTTTGACACTGGTAACGTGCGCTACAAAGCGCGTGAGCGTTACAGCTTTGGTGTATCAGATCCATTGGGAATCTACGGTTCTCGCGGAGCATAAAGTATGCTATAAGGTGGGTACTTCATGTATTCTCCTCATGTATAACTTAGGGGCAGCTTCGGTTGCCCCTTTCTTTTTGTTTAAATATCTATTACTATAGGTGTATCCCTGACAGACACATGGTGTGTCTGACTAACCCAGACAGGAGATCGACATGGGTACGACTACTTTTTCTGGTCCAATTAAAGCTGGAACCATCAAAAATACCACGGGCACTACACTTGGAAGCGATGTTGCAAATGTCGGACAGGTCGTAATGTCTCAAACTTTCGCTGCTGATTTGTCAAGTGGAGCCATCGCTGCTGATACTACAGACGTAGTTATCCCAGCAAACTCACAGATTATTGACTGTGTGATTGATGTTATCACAGCGGCAAGCGGAGCAACCAACCTGAGTGTTGGTGACACCGTAGGTGGCGCAACATCTATCCTTAATACTTACGCTATTGGAACAACCGCAGGTCGCAAATACCCGACCACTCAAGCGGGTGCAGCGTTGGCATGGGAGGATACAGGTTCTGCTGATATACGTCTGACCGTAACAAACTCTGCCGCTACAACAGCGGGTGAAGTTCGTGTTACTATTCTGTACGCTCAGAACAACAACCTTGGCTAATAGGGGATAGATATGGGCAACAGTACGATAGCTCAAATTTTTCAAGCGCACAGGCATGAAAGCGGTTTTGCTGTACTTGGTCGCCATCGTGTAAAAGAAATCTCTGTTACAGGTACGTCTTCTGCTGGCAGGTTTGAAGTTTATGATTCTGATACTGCTCCAGAAGCGGGAACTTATGCTCAGTCGGGAACAACAGTTACTGTGACCGATACGGGTCATGGGCTATCGACTGGTGATGTTGTTGGAATTGCTTTTGAGACAGGTACGGGTGGAACGGCTCAACCGGGAAACTATACTATCACAGTGACTACGGCAAACGCCTTTACGGTTACTATGTTGAATAGTGATACGATTACGGGTACACCCGCTTGTCGATATGTTGCTTCAACGCCTGCACCAAACACGTTCCCTAAAAGATGGCTGATGACCAAGGAGACAAGTGCGGCAGATACTTTTGCAAACACTTTCTCAATACCAAACCAAGGCTTTATAGCAACATATGGTGTCTATTTCCATATGGCTAACTTGGGTCACGCAGATGTCTTCTACGAGTAAACCTAAGAAAGGCTCTATGAAGGGCCACAGCATAAAAGGTGGACATAAACGCCCCACAAAGTCTGGGGCGGGTATGACTAAGAAAGGCGTTGCAAAGTATCGCAGAGACAACCCCGGATCTAAGTTAAAAACCGCCGTGACAGGGGAGGTTAAGAAGGGGAGCAAGGATGCAAAGCGGCGTAAATCATTTTGTGCGCGTTCTGCTGGGCAAATGAAGAAGTTCCCTAAAGCAGCAAAAGATCCTAATAGTAGGCTGCGCCAAGCTAGAAAAAGGTGGAAGTGCTAAATGGCTATCTCTCGTTCTCAGATGGGCAGTCAACTTGTAGGGAACAGAGTTTCTACGGGCGATGATGCCAAAGATCTTGAGCTTATCCGCATGGGTAAGGGCGGCAAAACAAAGAAAAAATCTAAAAGTCGTGTAAACGAAGCTGGCAACTACACCCAACCAGAGAAAAGAAAGCGTATATTTAACCGTATCAAAGCTGGTGGTAAGGGCGGTAAGCCGGGGCAATGGTCGGCAAGAAAAGCCCAAATGCTTGCGAAGGCCTATAAAAAAGCGGGT